CGAGCTCTTCGCTTTGGATTGGTCGCAAGGTAGCCATTTCAATCAAATCGGGATCGAGTACATAAGCATCTCGCTCTCTTGAGAACCTGTTAGGTACGATTGAAACGGAGCCGAAATCGGACACATAGACATCTGCCGCCCCAACGATAGTCGTTGGCCCTTCTGGGGCCATATATCTTTGGGCTGCGATTCCGGCAAAAGCTGAAACAGCTTGCTTGTTGAACGGTCCAACCATGAGGAATGAAACCTCGCCGCCTTGTGTCCAGGTCTGCTGGATAACGTCTTTGAGGATCGTTTCGGTGAAAGCTCTTTGGTTTCCAGAGCTCGCATCAGTTCGAGCCGCGTTAACGATTCCGTTTGAAACAGTCGGATCACCGCCACCGGTTCCCTTGTTTGTATTCGTTCTTATGAACGCAGACAAAGAAGCGGTCTTTCTTGCTGCACTGGTAGAACCAGCAACAGCCGCTTGGTTTACGCCACAAAAGTTGAACTCCATATCACGCTTAAGCTCGTTACCTTTCTTTGCGAGTTGATAAGCGATTTCGGAGCGCCGGCCAGCTTCATCGATTGCGCCATTCAAGTTATCGGCGATGATGAAATCTTTTCGCATGATCTGCGAATAGTTGCCTAGCCTGGCTGTTGCTGCGACAGCGGAAAACGACGATAAATCGTCGCCGTCAATTTGTGCGTTTGCAGACGCACTTGCTAGAGAGTCGGTTTGCCACTCAAAAAGAGTGTTAGAGATAGCCCGTCGCTTGCTCATGTTTGAGACCAGCGGCGTGTTCTCTGGCGATATGTTGTAAATGATATCGCTTAGATCTTCACGCAGTCCTTTCGCATCGTACTGAGTGAAGGTGTTACTTATGATAGCCATGTTGTTTACCTAAAGTAGTGTTTCCAAAAGCGCCGCCGCATCATCGCGCCGGCCCGTTTTTGCAAGTCGTTGAATTGCGGCTTTCTGTGTTCGTTTACGTGGTGCTGTTTGAGCGTTACTCGCTCCTGGCTTCACAGTTCTCTTACCACTGGCTTTCTGCGCTTTCTTTACGCGGATGCGGCCCTTGTCGTAGAGCATCGCTTTGCGTAGAACGGAAATGTGGTTAGCTCTAACCAGAGCCCCCATTTCATCTTCGCTTATGCCAGAATCAGTTAGATACTGCCTAAGCTCCTCGCGCTCCGCATCAGCCCTCTTTTTGTTCTTCCACTCAGGAATCACGTCAGTGAGCTTCTCAGCTTCAGCGGTTATTAAAGCTCGCATCTGCGTCTCTTGCTCTTTCGCGTTGGCATCCTTCAAACGCTTCTGCTCAAGGGCAATCGCTTGCAGTTTTTGCTGCTTTTCTTGCTGTGATTTAGTCCAGTTTCGTTCAGCCCTAGCCGCCTCGATTGGATCTTCTTCGTAAAGTCGATCAAAGTCGGGAGCCTGTTGGCTGTCCACGCTTAACTGTTGTTGCAGTGCACCAAGTAATTGTGCGTATTGCTGCCGCTCTAAAAGCACCGCGTCACGATCTTGCGTAAATGCCTTTTTGTCTTCGGCTAACGCTTGTGCTTTCTTGGTATAATCTGCCTGACGCGAGTAACCGTTTTTGAGCTCGTTTAGATCAACCTCAACTTCTTCACCAGCCACTTTGACAGTGAATTTTTCAGCTGACTCAACAACATCATCTGGTTCGTATTCGTCATCATCCAGTTCGATATCGGGTTCATCTTCATCGAGTTCCGCGTCGGGTTCCTCGATTTCGGCATCCTCCAATACCTCGCCTTCTTCCTCGAAGACTTCTTCAACGATCTCGCTGTTTGCTTCGGCTTTATCCTCTTGAGGAGCCAACATATCAGCTAGAATCTTTGTCGCGTCTTGCACAGACGCACCCCCCATATCTTGGGGGTTTTCACTTACCATATTATCACTCATTGACCATCCCTATGTCGCTCGAAAGCCAGTCGATCAGCCATAGTGCGCATTTTCATCACTACACGATCTAGGACTTTCTGTTCTTGATATAAGAGCTCCCGTTCATCGGGTTTGCGTTCTTTACACCAACTCTCGAATATTTCGAGGCGTAGGTTCTCCACCAGCTTGGAGAAGTTTGGGTCGTCGAACATTTGCTGGATTGCCAGCTGTTCGCTCCTGGATTCAGACATTTGGAGCTCTCTGCGCCAACTGCCTCACCAGTTCCCTATCTCTTTCAGCATTCGCCTTAATCTCAGCCGTGTTTATCTGAGCGCCATATCGGGCGTTAATCTCAGCGGCTTTTAGGGCGATATCTGCTTCATCTTTATCTCTGCGTCGATCATCCTCGCGCTGCATCTTTTCGCGCTCTAGTTCGAGCTCTGCTGCTTTCTTCTGGATGTCCGCTTGAATGGCTTGCATCTGAACCTGTACCAGAGCCTCGTTGGGATCTGGTTGCGGCTCTTGCGGGACCGGCTGGAAGGTTGCGGGGTCTTTGAAGAACCTAAGCGGGTCTTTAAAACCAGCCACCTCCAACATTTGCGTGAGTGTTTGATAATAATTATTTAAGTCTACAAGGGGGTTGTTAGCGCCCATCGTCTGCAAGATCTGCTCTTGCTTGCCCGCCACCTGTTGGAGCATAGACATGCGCTCCTGGTCGCCTCCCTTGCCCAGTGCCACATTACTCACCACATCCATATTCGCATTCCAACGATCAGGGCTCATTGGCACGAATTGATTGCGCAATCGAATCATGCGCGGACGATCCTGGTGTTTAATGATTAACTGTAATAAACCCTTGTATAAGCGAGTCATACCACCCTCAGCGAACAACCTGGCTATGAGCTCTGTTCTTTGTTGAGCCGCTGCCACTGTCTGCTGTACCGCCAGCAATGTGCTGGACTGCAATGCGCTGGGGTCTAGCCCATCCGCTGCTTTGCTGATACCTGTTCGGTTCTCGCGTATTTCATCCATATAGGCCAGCATTCCGAAAGCATCCTTGCCCACATAGGGCAGATTGAACGGAATAACCGCGCCAGGCTGACGCATCCTAATTACGCCCCCAGCCTCGACGTTCATCACGTCTTCTAGGCTGGCTTGTCCTTCGACGATTCCAACTCTTGGGTGAGTGGACATCGCCAAGCTATCCAGGCTGGCTCGAAGCACTGCGCTTTTGATGCGCTGAATGTCCATAGTAAGGTCGGCTAGGGACATACCAAAGAAGGCGTGCGGCTCTGGATCGGGGCAAAAAAACGCTATCGGAATCATGTCGGTGGGGTCGTTACGCAAAATCTCGTAATTAGGACCAGCACAACAAATCTGTCTCAGTTCGCTGACGCCATCCCCATCGACATCGATATACATATAGGCTTCGACATACAGCACTCGCTTCCTACTCGAATCGCCGTAAGCCATGTCGTTACGGTTGAGAAGCCGCTCTCGCGCTTCTTCGTTGAATAAGTCAAAGTCTTCCTCGATGGTGGCGTATTGCTCGATATCCTCAAGCGCGTAGCCCATCTCAACCAGGTCGCTCACCGGCTTGTAGCAACGATGCGCGACTATATCGGCATCCTCTAAGCTTCTGGCGTGGCGGTTAATTACGATCTCTTCGGGCGGGACCGACATCACTTTGATCTTCCCAACCTTGGACCGCTTGACCACGCGAACTTTGTGCATAGGGACCGGGCTATCTGAACCAACCATGCTTTGCAGCATTTCAATCTCTATCTCTGGGTCAGCATTCAGAGCCGCCAAAGCCTGATCGTCCAGGTTTTCTAGCTCATAGCTATTGGAGTTCTCGCTCTCATCATAGAAATACTTGAGAAAGCCAGAGCCCTTCACCAGCGCATCTTTCATTGTCTGGTAAATAATCTCGATATAGCTCTGATCCTGGTCCTGATTAAGAATGTAATTCACATAATCAGTGGCTTGCTTTGCAGTCTCCACATCTTCGGGACCAGTCGGGGCATATTCCACAACATGATCGGACCCGCAAAATATACGCATCAGACTGGGCAGCATGGCTTGCACTGTGTCGCGCACGTCCATCGTTTGCGCAGTCGAGCGGCCTTCCTGCTCATTGCCCAGGGGCTCGCCGTTGTAGTATTCAGCCGCCGTAGCTCGTGCCGGTGATACCGTGTTATCAATGAAGTCTACGGCGTCGCCAATAGCATTTGACACTATGCCCTGTACTTCATCCTCGCTCATCGAGGGATCTTCAAATTCTTCAATATCTATAATTTCTGCCATTACAATAAATCCAGTAATGAGCGCCCAACTAATCGAGCGCGTCGAGGGAGAAGCGAGGCCGCTTCTGATAGTGGTTCTACGATCGCCGAGCCAGCTGCTAAGGGACCGCGCATCACATCCAGCAAGCCTTTCTGAGCGGCTTCGCTGTATTGCCTGCCTAGCTGCGTTTGCGGCTGAAACTCAGGCCGAGAAGCCATTCGCTCGAAGTTTGCTTCCAGCTGACTTGTGGGCGCATCGCCCGTCGTGGCTTGTATAATCGTTTGTAATGCCGCGCCAGGCGTGGCGAGTAGGCCGCCCATTGCTTGCCTGGCAACTTCGCCAGCTGCTACAGCTTTGTCTCTGGTTGTGGGCTCCGAGCTCGCTGCTAACAATCCCGCTCCGATTGCGGCGGGTGCTGGGCTTGCTAGTAGATTGCTTGATTGTGTTTTTTCGGGGTCGAATTCTGCGTCGGCTGATCTTATATTTTTGGGATCAAACACAACCGTTTCATCCCCGTAGACGATGCCATCGAAACCCGCTTCCTCAGCCGCTTTTGTTAAATTACTAGCGCCAAGCTCTGTTCTTACATAATCCGATAAAGAAGCCGCCTCATCTCCAATACCAGGGTATTTTTCGCGCTCATTGAGCTGAAGATGTCTATAAAACTGAAACTTAAGGTTTTCGATGGCCTCTTCTTTTGTCGAGAAAAGCCCCCTGTTGTTACGGAACGCCAGTAATTCCCCACTAGGTCCATCAACTTTTAAACGAGCCCCAATTCCATCTTTGTCTTTTTCTGTGGTTTTTATGAAACTGACATTCTCATCAATGTATTTATCAGCCTTTCGATAAGACTTGAGGGCTTGCTTCTGGGTGTCGGAAAGAGCGCCTATAGCATCTAGTTTTGGCGCGAAATCTTTGAAATGACCTAGAAAAGATAGATCGCCAGATTCGTTAGAGAGATCTAAGTATTTACCCCTTTTGTAATATTTGCCGACCTGAGGACCGTAATATCTTGCCTCGCCGGGGCTCGATGCAAAATAAATCCCCCTACCGTAGAACCCCTGATCGTTTGCGGAGCCGATAAGGTCTCTGTTAAAAGCATCAATATTTTCGGAAGCTGTACCATGATAAATTGGGTTATCAATATCAAAACCCTGATCGACAGCCCTCGCTAAACGAGCGGCCCCACTCAATAAACCCATCTATTTCTTTTTAGTGCGCTTCTTAGCTTTCTTCTTGGTGGGTTTTTTCATCATTTTCCCGTAGTGAGTGCCAGGCATAACTACTTACCCCCTTTCTTGGATTTTTTTGCGCTGCGCTTCATTTTTTTTGCGATATCACCAGCTGCGTTCATTAACCCGCGCGGTCCTCGCCCATATTTCTGGTCTGCCCCCATTGAAAGCCCCATATATAGCGGTTTTAGGTACTCCCATTTTACCGCTTAGGGAAGGCTGCTAGACCATCGCAAGGTTTCGTTTTAGAGGTTTGTGCCAGGAATTAGCCATAGATCGGCCCCCAGCCATGAGGATCGCTTCGTTTGCCATAGTCAGACAAAGTGCGTCCGCTAAGTCGGGGCTGGCTAATCCGCGCTTACGCATCTGCTCCTTAGCCTCAACCTGTAGCTTTCCGCTAGAAGTGAATTTGTATTTAGGGCTCACCAACTCAGCAACCAGGTTATCGTCCTTGGGCATCTTCACGTCACGAGCTTCCAGCCAGGCTTTCACCTTAAACCAGAGCTCTGCGCGTAAGTTCGCATAAGTGCCTTTTG